CGCGTTGTGACTGGGCACAGGCGTCGCGTTAAAAAGGCCACTTGTCTTTCCCGCGCACTGGCGGGCAAAGATTAATGGTCAATGCGACGCCCCCCTGAGAAAGCAAACGGAGATCTCACACCCGGCTGTTGAGGACAGGTTTATGTGTGAGCCAAACGAAAACTCAGGAGCGCAGAACGGTTGTTAAGCTGTTCCGCTAGTGCGCGGGGGGGGCATTTACTGCCCTTCCCCCTTTATTTTTCTGATATGACTATCCAGAAGTTGATTTGCTCTTGCGAGCACTCTAGGATCAATTTTCACTTGAATCTCGTCCCAATAGAAACTGATAGGGTCTGTTGGACTAACCCTTACATTCAGCAAGATATGATTGGCTGCAACAATTGTGACTGCAGCAATAACATCACTGTTCCTAAGTCGGTCTATATGCCTAGTTTCCCTAATGATTAAAATCAATTCGGTAATACTTACGGTATATTTTATCCGTGTGGGTCGAGAGACAAAGGTACTTTCCTCAGTCATATCGAAAATATATCGGTCGACTGCTACGCAGTCTAGGATTATCTGGGGATAAACTTCCACTGTATTAGCCCTTAAAGATCCTCCAACCACATCAAGTAATTGGATTAACAATTTAGGCCAACCGTCTCCGTCTCCTTGAATAAATTCAACTAAACGGTCGAGAGTTATTTCCCCTTTAATAGAAGAATTGTTTTCCTGGGGTTTACTCGGGGTGAGTATCCCTGGCACAATATCTTTTATTATGTTTCCACCTATTGTTCCAAGTCCAGGAATGAACGAGTCTACAATAGGTGCTAATGTATCTACAGCTGTATTTAGGAGTGGACCGCCAATAGACGATAAAGCTGAGCCGGCAAGGCCCAGTATATTCCCAAATATATTTGCTCTTAACGCTTCACTATCCATGTCTGATGGTGTACAAACATGGGCAATACGCGCCCTAGAGTCAGCTGGTAGATTAGAAGTGAGTCTATAATGCCCAATTTTGGGCCCTAGTATTCCTCTTCGTGTTGGCGCCTTAAGGTGCCATCTTGACCAGAGTTCGTTAATTGTATTAACGTCATCTGGGGCGAACCTGTCTTTCATCTGTGGTAGTACCAAAGGTATAGTCGATATTTCACCTAATACCAACTTTACAGGTTCTATTTCTACTAAGAATTTGTTTTGCTCCAAATCCTCAGTATGGAAAGATGAAAGGTTTATATTCCCTTCTTCTCCCCCGTCAATATTCCCTGGAGCAGCGCTTTGCGGCGTGACTTCAGGAATACTGCTTAGAAGAGCTGCTAAATTATCAATATAATCAGCAACTGTTTCTTTACCTGTGAGTCGCTTTGCTTGCAGCGCAGCGGGTTTACTTTTAGGCTTCGTAGGAGTTTGTAGTACCAATCCTTGCGGACAATACATACAAGCCACTTTTAGGCTAGTAACATTATCATTACGATTTAATTGAATCAATTCGATAGTTACTCTCGACTCGAAGTTTGAAGTTAACATCACAGGGCGATTAGCTAGGACGTTTTTAGTAACGTCTGTAGCATTACCTGCATTTACTAATGACCACGGATATAAAGGCACTTCTATGGTGTTACCACCAAGATTATAAATGTGACTAGGTCCGTGACCATCAATATAGGAGACTTTGACTAAACCACTTAACTGTATTGGCTTCGTAATATTCAGTCTCAATTGTCCGATAACTGGCCAACCCTCTGCTGAAGGTGTTCCAGTATACCAAACATGTCTCCTAAGAGCCTTTGCTATGGAGTCTCCTTTCTTGTCCAATGATTTACCAGTAATTGTTACTGTTTGTTTTGAACTATCCTCAGAGAGCGTAAAGCTCGGGAGGGGACTCCATATCTTTCGAAGATTTGCAATAGGATCCTTTACCCCTTTAACAGGTTTCTTGACAGTATCAGGTGTTTTGTCAGGAAGTTTCGGTGTTTCCGGTTTTGCAACATTGGAACTATCACCAGGGGTTTCATCCGCCGGAGCGGGAACTGTTACCTCAGGCACTTCAGCTGCGGGTACTTCTTCAGAAGTACCAGGCTGAGATTCTGGGGCATCAGATTGTTGGTTAACAACTATTTTGGGCTGCATAATATTTTTGCAAATATCAGCAAAAGACACTTCAGTTACTACTTCATTAGCAGTCTCATCCGCAACAGTTGTAATAGGCTGTTTCCAGCCAACCAATCTTAAAGCGCCATTCCAAGACCAGACTGACATCTTTAAAGGCTGTACCACAGATTCTGCACAATTGTTGACTTCTGTGCTAATATGTAGAGTGTTTGAGCTTTTGGGAGCCCAAGCAATTGGTACAACATTTTTATCGTGTTCCCATGGAACAGCAACACATAAATACGGATTCAATGAAGGACGCCATTGAATGTACTTTGTCCTAAGACCGTCGGCTGATTTTACCCAGACGTTCAATAGGACGGTTGCTCCCATAGGAACTTGCAAACCGAGAATGTAATAGGCATTTGCGCTGTACGCAGTATACCAGTTAGCAATATCGTTTTGATAATTAGACATACTTGCAGCTACTGTTGCATCAGTACCAACTGCAGGCAGGCTAATATTTCTGAGATTCGGATATGATCCAATGTCACCCAAACGTAGTTTCCCACGAAGGTGCCAAGGAAGTCCCTTATCGGAACGATCCGGTCTCATCTCAAACACAGATATAGATTTTGAATACCATGCCGGCGAAATTGTCTTAGGATCTCCCACAAGTGAGATAACCCCGACTGCTTCAGCTGTTGATTCAAGACTATAATTATAATGTCCTTTGTGTTGTGGTAGACCTTCCCACGCGGAAACGCGATTTGGATAGTCTGTAAATGATATTTGGTGATAACTTCTAGAAGCTATCTCTTTTTGTTTATTTGCACTCATTTTGATTTTGGTTTAAATAAAAGAACTCGTTGGAATCTCATGCCATCGAGCGTATGGTGGTTTTGTTCGAGATGAGCAAACCGCCATCGATGCCTTCCCAATAAAGAAGGAGGTTCAGTTGATCCCCCTTCTGGTAAAGCATCTATTCTAGTTCCTATGTCGCGCCAATCTTGATGAATAGATGTTAATGGATAGAGTTGTTTTGTATATACACTTTGACGGATTCCTCCGTCAAGGCATCTTACATTGATACTTTGGTTTGATAAATTTGTATCATAAGAAATACCTATCCTCTGCGATGGGTAATCACCCACTCCAGCTTGTACATACGTATTCACAATATCTTGTTGCGACCAATTTGACCTAGTATTCACAGCAACATCCGTTTCTTCCCAAACTCCTTCAGGGATGGTCTGTTCATCTAGTCTCTTTTGGATGTCGTCCAGACGTTTGTTAATATCCACATAATAACTTTGAGATTTATCTTCTACTTCTGTCAATCTCGCAGTAAATGTGGACATGTCACTCATCATAGCATCAACATCCATTTTGACACCATTAAGTTTATCTATAGTCTCATCGAGCTTACGCGCGAGAGCATCTACTTCATTCTTAATCTGTATCAATAGCTGGGCATTTTGTACAACCTCAGCCGCATCCAACACTCCATAAAGTGTTGTATGTTCATCAGCAATAATATCCGCTATAGACATTAGAACTTATATTTCGATCCGAAATACTCAGCTTTATAGCTTTGAGCAGTTCGAGTCAATAATGGTAGCATAGCTTTCTTAAATTCAGGACTAACCTTCTTCTTATTTAAAGAACCATACAACCGTGAGATAAAGTAATTACCATATTCTTCACCGTGTAAAACGGCTTCAAATATGTGATCCTCTACCAAGAGTTTCCATTCCGTAATGCAGGTGGGTGGTAGTTTCGACCAAGAAAAACATTTTTCAATAGCTTTCTTATCTAAACATCCCAACCACCATCTATCAGGTTTGAAAGACCTCTTTAAAAACGTACACTCCTCCAAGCTGCACGTTTTGTATACTTCTCCAGATTTATTGCCTGGCGTGATAACATGTCCAATTAAAGTTAATTCTCGTGCGATTGTTTCATAATTAAAAATCTCCTTCACTTCATCGCTCACACTCATCAGGACATCATCACCAAAACAAACAAATTCTACATTCTCCTTCCATAACGTGTAGAAATCTGTTCGTTTTTCTTCAGGCAAACATCTTTCAAAAGCATACATCAATTGCAATTCATTAACAAGACAATTTATCATAGTCGTTAGTGTGATACCGCTCTTATTTGAACGTTCGACCATATAAATTGAATCATTATCCACCATTAGAGTGTTAATATCTGTTTCGGCTATCACAAACCTCAGATTTGTAACTTCTTTTAACTCCTCTTTTGGGGCTCCATGGATTAAGATGGAGTATGCAATCCTCGCAAATACGGACCGTTGCCGGCAATCGTATTCACTATAATCCAGATTGATAAAGTTTTTAAATTTTAACAACCTCTTTATCATAATATCCCACTGGATACTATGTACATCTATACCCACCGCGTGGGCTTTAGATTTACTATAGTAAGCATGAACCAATGGTGCGTAAACACCACGACTCATGATAACTTCCTCGATAGGGGCTACATTGTAGGTACGGGTCTTCCCTATCTCAATTTTCTTTAAAGAAACTAATTCATCTTTCAACTTGGTGACTGTGAAACTAGTCGTTCTCCTCAAAGAAAATCCCGCACAGATCTTTTGACTTAGAACTTTAAACAAAACTGGTTGACATATTCTCCTCTCACCAGTACGTTCATTAAGTTCCACCCAAAAGTTCTTTTTCTTCCCTTTTTCAATCCAAGGGAATCCACTACTATTGGATATGTCAAGAGGTTGAACACTCTCAAATTTTGGATGCGAATTCAACCCTAGTTCGATTATTTGTTTAACAATATCAGAACTTGCGGGGATCAAAGCATCTTCAAACAAGATTTTGTATTCCTCTAACATATATTTATAGCAGGCATCTAAAGATTTTAACATATCTTTAGACATTGGTGGCGACACATCTGTCCGAAGGACAGCAGGACGCGTTAACAGAGATGGATTGCCCATTCTGTTCGGGGGAGGGTAAGCCGTTAACCTTTTATCATAGATACTAAGTACGGCCGGTTCGTAATGGACATCAAAAGCACCCCAAAAAGGTGACTTGCGCCATTTCGTCTCCCCCAGAGAAGTAGGTGGTACAGATTTAGGTAATCTGCCAAATGAAACACACGACGGTCCAATAGGACAATCGGGGCCCGGGGTCTTTTCCTTCCCTAAAATAAGACCCGCAAAGTGATCTGCATCACTCCACTGAACTTCAGGCCAATTCTGGATCTGTAAATATCCTAAACCGGCTTTCCGTTCTTTCATAGTCCTTTCTGTATACTGTACAGAATACAAAAGTGACTGTTGTTCTACGGGTACTGTATTGTTAAACTCCTTACGGACTTTATCAACCATAAATTTAATACACTCGTAGTTCCATAGAGAAGAGTACGTTCTATTGTCTCTCCCGTAAACATGAAAACCTAGCAACTTATGCTGTACATTAGATTTCCATATGACTAGTGGCGAACCACAGTCTCCCGATTGTGAGTATCCAGTGTACTCCAGTTTATCCTCACAATCTTCTTGGAACTTGTCATTTTCAGCATATTCGATGAACCAAACTTTCTTCTCCTCTTCATCGCAATATGCCCTAGACTCCGGCCTATATAAGGGTTCCGGACTCCAGTTGACTTTCATATGAGAGCTATGGGGTTTTGCATCAAGATCGACATGAGCCAATCCGCTTACAGCGTATTTAACACAAACCTTTATACTCCCATCATTTATAAGTTTGTCAACAACCTCTTTTGTTGGAATTCCCCAATTAGTTTTTGAGGGGAAGTCGTGACCATACTTATAACTCATTGAGTGATAATTTTGTCTTATCACCTCGGGATATTTCGCAAACGCTCTTACAACATCTGACTTAGATTTCAATATAATAGCTACCGAAGTTTCTAATATTGAATCTGTGAATAAAATTTGACCTAAAAAGGCCTCATCAAATTCTTCATTACGAATATCCTTTACCCTTCTGTTATTTAACTTAACAAAACGGAATATTTTACCTATGCAACCCATGTGACCGGGTACTAGTATAAAATTTTCAAATGCCAATCCAGTACTCTTGCGAGCAAAGTACTCTTCATGCCATCTGTTAAAAGTCTCTAATGTTTCGTTTTTATTTTCGAAAATTGGTGAGACTTGTATTGCGACTTGATTAGTTCCACACAAAGCATATAAAGTATCTGAAGCAACAGGGTCTAAACTCTCTTGATTCACCGTATTAAATACGTCTCTTATACCTTTGTCGTCATCTATTCCATCTATTACAAATCGCTTTTGATTTACTATCTGTTTTAGATCTGATTGATAATAAGGGCGCCTCTGCCCGTCATCGTCCCTTGTTTTCGACGCGTAAACGCGGACCTTAGTTATCAAACCATCGTTAAACAAAACGCAAAGTGCTTTGCGTACGTTAAACGCTTTCTCAAATCTACGGAGAAGTTTCGGTATTGCCTGGTGATCATTAAATGATTCGTTATTAAAAGCAAAACCTAACCCTATTAAAGGTGTCTTCTCCGGAATTTGTGCCCAGCTTGCAAAACCTGGCACTTTAGCCCAATCGAACTTTCTTCTCGTCCACATATCGATTGAGTTTAACTTAGTAGGATCCCATGAGGAATCCCACTCAAGCTCGATATCATCAGCTTCTAATTTCCTTATAGCAATCCATTTACTCCATGGCAAATACTTCAGGTGATTATTATTAGCATCAGTTATCATTGGGTCACAGTTATCATCCGCCTCTATAACCCAAATGGATTTGTAATCTACTGCTTCATCATTTATACTCTTCTGTGCAATAGAATACGTCTCCCACCAGTACTGCTCCAATGGTCTAGGTGTTTCCACTGGATCCCACCGCTGGCTCGATGGGTCATAAACTTGGCGACCTTTCCACTCTATCCAGGCCACACTATTATGCTCTTCCATATAGTTCCAATTTATTTGATTGTAACCATAAAACTGACCGTGCCAGTGAACTGATCTATTAGTCCCTAACATGTCTCTATTGATAAGATGCCAATCCTCTTGGAAGAATCTCATCTTTAAACCGACACACAAATCTTCCGGGCCACAACTCTGTATATTAACAGGTTTCACTACCCTAGATTGTTTAACTGGTGTAGGTTTCGGCTTTTGTTTAGAAAGCCTTTGCTGTCCATATTGTCCTTGTTGTTCAACTGCTGGTTTTTGCTCTCTGAAATACATGTAAATCAGCGCTGTAAAAACACCAACCACTCCTAACAATACAGACATCAACTTCACTCTATCACAGCACCACATTCCGACCAAAGATATGACCATCTCTTCGAAATCCACTCCTAGCCAACCTAATATCTTCAGGGCGCCACTCACGAGTTTGTTTGTGATGAATGAAGCAAACTTTTTAATTGCTTGCCAACATTCACTTCCAATTTTCTTTAATTCATCGATAATCCAACCTTTCACTAAATTTAATCCTGTGCAAAAGAAAGACGTAGCTCTCGCTAGTCCTCCGGCTATATTTATAACAGCAGCAACAGGGCCTCTATACAGTACGGTCTTTTTGCAAAACCTCCTAAACGTATTAAAGGCAATAAAATTTAGTCCTAGACTACCTCCTGAAATTACAGATAAAGAATCAAGAATTCCCCAAGCGATATGCTCAGTTGGATTACCCATAATTTTAACTCCTATCTGCTTAAAGAAAACATGTAATTTTGAATACAAGACGAATCTTGTTCCAAACTTTCTATGCCACGCTATGATGGCAGTTTTGTAGGATTCCAAAAACTTAACGTTTCGCACGCATAACTGTGTTACATTAATCTTGAAATCCACAAATTGCCTAAGGTCTCTATCCCATACGGGTCTGTGACCATTAGCAAATATTTCGACGAATCTTTCTCTATTCCTATAGGGGATATTATTCCAATCCACGAGGTTACCCTCGGGACTTACCGTTATGAGCGGTATATAGGGGAAGAGAACTCGTCCATTCTGCAAACCATGTCCCCACATGGCATGCATTTCATCGTTTACCTTAATTCGTAAAAATTTGGTATACTGAGCATAGGTATCCGCCCAATGTTCCTGTTCTTCAGGTGACAAATGGTCAATTTTCCAATGCTTTAAACTTACAAGAAATTTCCAAGGGTCAGCGTTAGGTGTTTCCACACACCACTGACCAAAGGTCTTATTCCCGAGTTTCATTTGCACAGCCCATGAGGCTATACGTTGATCTGCTAACGTCTCAACTAACGGTGTAGTTAAGGTATTAAACAGTTCTACTGGATCATATTCATACAAATCAGCATAAATAATATGAGGGTCTACTTGACGAAAAGCTCTTAGTATGTCCTCGACTCCCATACCTGGCCCAGCAATCGGTTCACCAGAATATAATTCTCCTATTCCACTATCACTACCAATATCCTCGATCATTTCTTCATCTCCTTGTTCTTCATCACTATCGGAATCTTGGTCTGATGGTTCCTCTTCTTCAGGAACAGGATCAATATCTGGTATAGCTATTACAGGCACCCTTTCGGGTTCATCTAATAACTCCATAGGGAGATTCTCCTCCTGCATTCCTGCATGATTAGGATCACTCTCTCTATAACTACCTTCTTGAACGAACCTCTGAGGTTCATCTTCAGCAGTAAAGTCGAACTCATCCTGATCTTCATCTCCTTCAACTGGACTTTGTTCTTCTTCTTCTTTTTGGGCTAACTCCTCAATTCGTGCTTGAATTCTCTCTTTTTCCGCAGCCCATTCAGTACGAATCCTTCTTAATTCGTCCCAATCGATTCCAGAACCCTTTTCCGGCTCATCAGCTTGTTGTTCTACGGGGTTCGACCCTCGCTCCCTATGTAAGTTAGCGAAAGCTTGTTCCCGCAGCCTATCAGCCTCCAAGCAAGATTGGTATTTCTTCTCAAAGTCGTAACAAAGATTGGAAATTCTGTTAACGATTTCGTCAATACTGACGCGTTTACAACCACAGCGTGAACTATGATTGCCATTGCAGCTTAATGTTTGCTGCATGGTGTTCATATAAAACTCAAGATGTTTAAAGTCTTGGTCATATACAGAGTCAGGCGAAAGTTTCTTCGCCCCTTCCTTCAATTTCACTTCCAGGCATACTGGAAATCTTTGATGTAAAGCATTAATGTTATTAATAGTAACGCTCTTATCAGGAAGGTAATTACAAGAAGCAACTACAACTCTAGCTTGAAACGGTGACCCTTTCAGGTCAAGGTCAGCTTGAACAGTCCCCACAGTACCAGATGAAATGTACTGTAATAACATCAGATGATCTTTATTATCTTTGTCAGCGAAAGCATCATCCATATAAACAAATTCTTGTCCTACATAACCTTGGTCATATTCATCTCTCGACTGAACATTCCATGTAGACCATTCATTTGCCATAGAAAATACTCCATCATCTTCAGATTTACTTTTCAAATCCCACTTCAGACGACGGAATATTTCGCTACTCACCATAGTTTTCCCCAATTGACTTTCCCCAACAAGGGTAACACCAACTGGACATGGTCGAGTACCGCTAGTCGCGATAGCATGCTCAACAATCTTCCTCCACTGAGCAGTTTTCGCAACCAACTGATTTATTTCAACAAATAAACGTCCTTTCGCTAAATCCTTCCCAGCAGGGCCGGAAGTGGCGAGACGTATTTTGTCAACTTTACCTATGAACTGTTTCCATTTCGCTAGGTTTGAACCTTGAATAATTTCAGCAGGTGTCAAATGCATAAGCACTTGATACCGCTCGTATTCAGGTTGTAAAGCATAAAAATCTCTATAGATTTCTTTGCAGAATCGATACTTTCCAGTATCAATTAGACCGAGGTCGTTTAGCGCTTCCTCTAGTCTTTCCCATGTTTTCTCAATAGCTTGACCTGATTTTTGAGCTTCGGTCAAGATCTTGATAGGGTCTCCGAAATCTAATGAAAGACCTCCTAATGTCGTAGTCATACCTAAGATAGTCAAGACTTTCTTTCGGTTTTCACTCTTAGAAAGAGATTCTACGACATCAGTAAGAGACTCCTGGTCCACCTCATGTATTTGTGGAATTTGAGGTGGTACTAACACAGGTGTGGGATTTGGAGTAACTCCAACTTTCTCCACAGATTTCAGCAAAAAATCCGTACCCTTATGAAGGGTGACATTTATTACTGAATCTTCTAATCCTAAGAAACTAGCTGATTTTACAATCTCTGATAAAAGAGTTTGTGGATCAGGATTTCTTTGAACAGAATATAAACACGCAAGCAGACCGCCTTTATGTTTGTTCATCGATTTAAGCATGTTTCCCCAGGTTAAACCTGGATCATACACTCCATCGCGAATTTCCCTAAGGCCATCCGCGACGTTTCTCATCGATTCCGAAACTACCTCTGGGATAGTTTCAATTTTATTCATACTTGTCGTCAACCAAAAATTGATTGTCGGTACAAAGAAGAATAATGTTGCCACTACTGGCATGTCCATCAACATTAATCCCCAAAAAGCTACCCAAATGAATGTGAGCCGGGGAGTTGAATAGACTTTAAGGATAAAATCATTTACTGATTTCTTATCGTGAATTACGACAAATTGTTTCCATCTCATGGCGAAAACGCCAAAGAGTATAACAATTATCCTTGCAATTATAAGGAAGTAAGCAATTTCACCTCCTCCAAAAATTAACTTAATGTTATCCATTGATGATACACAAGTAATTTTAAGTAATAATATAAATATTAATACCTTAAGATTCATTAGATTCATTACGATCTAATTCATCCTGCGACTGTTGTTCTATTAAACGAACAGTCGGTTCGATTACATCCTTCAGCCCTTGGAAGAGCTTCATTATGAAATCAATCTCTTTAATGACTTCCGTGAATTCACCTTTCAGTAATTTCTCTTTCATGTCATTAATTAAGACTTTAGGGTCTGGCATATCAGACTCTTGTGAAACATCCGGCACCGGGATGTTTTCTATTTTCTCCAAGAAATTTGTCAAAGTAACTGAAACATCACTCTGAGGTAATTCAGGGAAATTGTTTTTGCCGAGGAATTGTTGTTTTGGTTTCCTCTTTTTAACAACCTGTTTCTTTACCTCCACCGGAGTGGGGGTGTTATCTACCGGCAACCTCTCTGGGAGAGGTTGTTCGAAAATCGATAGATCAAACAATTTGCATTGGCAAATAGGTTTCCATTGAGGGATCACTCCCGGAACGAATTTTTCGATAATTTGCTTACCGAATTTAGCGCATTTTGGATTGACACAGGGTACCATCCAAATATTTTTGCATTTAGCAATACGCTTCTTAGGATCTGGTGATCGCATTTGAGGTTGACAGTCTTCCTTAGATACATCTTCCTCACGCAGACGAATCTGCGTAAAGGCTTTCTTCTTAGGTTCTGGACCCAAAGGTACATAAGACCGCTGACCAAGCCATGCGAAACCCATAGAATTATCAATACCGGGGTAATCTATCCCGGCAAGAGAATTCTTCCATCCTTTTGGATTAGGACGATAAGTATGCTCATTTAAACAATTGAGCACATGTTTACCATCCTTATCCTTTATAGCCAAACCATTAGTGGATGGGCCATAAGTCCAATAATTATTCACGAAGAATAAAAATGGTTTGTCATCAAGTGTAGGTTGTGACACCTTCGTAACACCTGTAGACTTAGCATTCTTCTGAGCAATATTGCTAAAAGAAGCTGCTTTACGTAAAGCCTTATTACAGACTTCCGTTACCTTAGCTTGTTTAGCTTCGGTTTCTTGTTGCTTTTGAGCAGCAAGTTTCGCCAATAAAATTGGGTCAGTAGTCATAGCAGCTTTACGCTGAATGACTGGTAGAGACTTAGCTCTGTTAAGGGATACTCCCTTCTTCTGCGATTTCGCAGGCAAATAGAATTTTCTATTTCTGTTCTCCACTTTCTTCATACCGTCTAACATCAGGGATGTTGAAGGTTGGGGCGAATTGGAGCGAGGGGTTTGGGGTGGGGTGGTGGTGGTTTTAGCTTCGATCGCATTAGTAGTTCCTTTAGTTGTAGCCATGATGATTTCTCGAAGTTAAAAGTTTTGGTTGGGGTGGTTTGGACCCTTATCCGAGCACCACATTGATGTTATAGTCCTTTATATCGTAAACGACCTAATATGTGCAAAAAGTGGGCCACACATATCCTTTCAAAACTAAAATGGGAGACGATGAATTTGCAATTTAAAAACGCTAACGATGTCTGTCTCTTAACACCGGACCAATAATAACCCATTATGACCTTAGGGGTAGATTACTACCATTTATTTTGGGACACCTTTATAAATATGAAATGTTCTGAACGACACGATTGAATATTACCCTTCCCCAAGAGTAATACGCAGTGTTTTCTTAACCGGGTACCAAACCGGCCGTTCGACTAGAACAAAACAATTTCATATATATAAGAAGTGGGTGGGAGGAGAAAACTCCCACCAATTTTTGTGGATACGATATAGCTGTCTGCCCACCAAGGGTTACCCCCCAACTATACCTTACCACGCCTGGTTTCTGACGTGCTACCTTTCCTTTTTATAGTGATGACCTAATGTCATACCACTCCTATCCTTTGAAGAAGAATAGTGTACTATACCTTAATTTTTAACTAACTTTTATAAATTTCCTTTTTATAGTGACAATAGAAGATTGTACCACTCAAATATCCCTGAAGGGGATATGTCTTTGAAAATTAAAACTAGGGGTTTTGTTTGATCGAGAATAACAACCTTTATGATAAATCGGCAAGGATTTATCATTGATGTGCCCACAGAGCAACCATCACACCTCATAGGAAATGAACCATCGGACTTAGAGATGACATTCAAATCTGAGAATGGAAAATAAAACATGTTAGAAGAACTAATGATCAGTTAGTCCCCC